GGGGGCCATTGTTAAGAGGGATCAATGGCAGATTTGGCCTCATGATGATCCTCCAGATTGCAGTTATGTAATCCAATCATGGGATACGGCGTTTGAAAAGACCAATAGGTCAGACTATTCTGCTTGTACGACATGGGGAGTCTTTTCCCATCCGGATAAACATGGTAATTTAAAGCAGAACATCATCTTGCTCAATGCGTTTAAAGAGCGGATGGAGTTTCCGGAGCTAAAGAAGGCGGCCTTTGAGATGTGGACAGAGTGGCAGCCTGATACTTTGATTGTTGAGAAGAAAGCTGCCGGGGCACCATTGATTTATGAGATGAGGAAGATGGGAATACCGTTATCGGAGTACACACCGGGTAAAGGAAACGATAAGATTGCCCGTGTAAACTCTATTTCTGATCTTTTTGCGTCAGGAATTGTGTGGTGTCCGGATAAAAGATGGGCAGAAGAGGTTGTAGAAGAGATGGCTTCGTTCCCTAATGGGGATCATGATGACCTTGTGGACTCTTCAAGTCAGGCTTTGATTAGGTTCAGGCAAGGCGGGTTCATCTCGATTGATTCGGATGAAAAAGATTACGAACTGCCCCGGCGACGGGTCGAATACTACTAAGGATTAGCGATGGCTACGAACTTTGACAAGGCAATGGTTCCCTACAACACAGACGCAGGACTAGATGAGGGGCCGGATATCGAGATTTTGATTGATGATCCGGAGGGGATTAGCATTGATGCGTTAGAGATTGACATTGGTGAAATAGATGACGGCTTTGATGACAACCTAGCCGAAGACATGAGCAAGGGTGAGCTTCAGTCCATTGCTTCTGAGCTTATTGATCTTGTTGAGACCGACATTAACAGCCGTAAGGATTGGGTTGATGCCTTTGTTAAGGGTCTAGATGTCCTAGGAATGAAGTACGAAGAGCGCACAGAGCCCTGGAACGGGGCTTGTGGAGTCTTTTCAACCCTTCTTTCTGAAGCTGCCATCCGTTTCCAAGCGGAAATGATTACCGAGACATTTCCTGCTCAAGGCCCGGTTAAGACTCAAATTGTCGGGGCGATTGACAAGATGAAGGAAGAGGCGGCAGAGCGTGTTCGGGAGGACATGAACTACCAATTGACCGAGGTAATGACCGAGTACCGCCCCGAACATGAAAGGCTTTTGTATAGCTTGGGTCTGTCAGGCGCTGCGTTTAAAAAGGTTTACTACGACCCGGCGCAAGGAAGGCAGACTGCCATTTTCCTTCCCGCTGAAGATATGGTTATGCCTTATGGGGCAAGCAATATCTACAACGCAGAACGTGTTACCCATGTAATGCGTAAAACAGAGAATGAAGTTAGGAAACTACAGGTTGCCGGGTTTTATAGGGACGTTGACCTAGGAGATCCGGTACATATCTTCTCTGACGTTGAAAAGAAAAAGGCAGAAGAGCAAGGGTATTCCCTTACGGACGATGATCGTTATCAGTTGCTGGAAATTCATGCAGATTTTGATCTGCCGGGGTTTGAAGATGAAGACGGTATAGCTTTGCCTTACGTTATTACCATTGAGCGTGGAACTCAAGAGGTATTGGCAATCCGCAGGAATTGGAATCAAGATGATCAACAAAGGCTCAAGCGGCAACATTTTGTTCAATACACTTACATTCCGGGGTTTGGTGCTTATGGCCTGGGCCTTATTCACCTTATTGGCGGCTATGCTCGGGCTGGTACGTCTCTTATTCGTCAGTTAGTTGATGCTGGATCATTAAGTAATTTGCCGGGTGGTTTAAAGGCCCGTGGCCTAAGGATTAAAGGAGATGACACCCCTATTGCTCCGGGCGAGTTTAGGGATGTGGATGTTCCTAGTGGAACTGTGCGTGACAACATCATGCCCCTTCCTTATAAGGAACCAAGCCAAACCCTGCTTGCTTTGTTAAATCAAATCACCGAAGAAGGCCGCAGGCTCGGCGCTATTAGTGATATGAACATTAGCGACATGAGTTCTAACGCTCCTGTCGGCACAACCCTGGCTTTGCTTGAGCGCACGTTAAAGACGATGAGTGCGGTACAGGCCCGTGTCCATGCCTCAATGAGGATGGAATTTAAACTTCTGCGGGGGATTATTCGGGATTACACCCCGAAATCCTATAACTACGACCCACAAAGCGGCGACCGTAAAGCCAAACAAGCCGATTACGACACGACGGAAGTGATACCCGTAAGTGATCCAAACGCAGCAACGATGGCTCAACGGATCATGCAGTATCAAGCCGCCATTCAATTAGCTCAAGGCGCCCCACAAATCTATGATTTACCCCAGCTTCACCGGCAAATGTTGGAAGTATTGGGAATCAAAAACGCAGATAAGCTTGTTCCAATTGAGGATGACCAGACGCCGAAAGACCCAATTAGCGAGAACATGGCATTCCTTGTGGGCAAACCGACAAAAGCCTTTATTTATCAAGACCATGATGCACATATCGCCACGCACATGGCAATGATGCAAGACCCGTCAATCATGCAAATGATTGGTCAGAATCCTATGGCTCAACAGATGCAAGGGGCAATCATGGCCCATATTGCACAGCATTTAGCCTTCTCTTACCGGGCAAATGTTGAGAAACAGTTGGGTGTAGAGATTCCCGCCCCGGATTCTGAGCTTACCCCTGAAGATGAGGTTCAGTTGTCTAGGCTGGTTGCCCAGGCTTCTCAACAGTTGTCTCAAGCAAATCAGCAGAAAGCGCAGCAGCAACAAGCCCAACAACAGGCTCAAGACCCTGCAATGCAACTCCAACAGGCTGAAATCCAGATTCAACAGCAGGATTTACAACGTAAACAACAAAAAGACCTAGCCGATAACCAACTAGCTCAACAGCGGTTGGCGTTGGACGCTCAGCGGATTCAAGCCGATATAGAAAAAGAAAAGATGAGGGTTCAGGCTGATGCACACAAATATGCGGTGCAACATCAAAATGATTCTCAAAATGAAGCCTTGAAAGTGGCAGCGCAACAACGCCAACATAATCAAAAGATTCAAGCCGATTTAGTTAAGAACTTGACTAAAAATCAAATTCAACCAAATAAAGGTAAATGATGGACAAGTATCTTGAATATTTAATTAAACAAATCGCCGAACGACAAAAACATTTATCTGATGCGGTAGCTGACGGAGCGGCTAAATCATATGATGGTTATGTGATGTTGGTGGGGGAAATCCGAGGTCTTTCCTTCGCTCAAATGTGTGTAAACGACCTTGTGCGTAAATTGGAACATGAAGATGAGTGAACTATTGATAGCGCCTAATTTGTTTAGTGTACCTACTTCTTTGCCAGAAGTAACCACAGATAAAGCGAGGCAATTACCTGAACCGGCAACATATCATTTGCTATGTGTTCTTCCTGAAACTGAGGAAAAATACGACAGCGGGTTGATTAAATCTGGTCAGACAATGCACTTTGAAGAGGTGCTATCTCCAGTTTTGTTTGTAGTTAAGATGGGGCCAGATTGCTATGGCGACAAAACACGCTTCCCTAGTGGGCCTTCTTGTAAGGTTGGAGATTTCATTTTGGTGCGTCCCAACACAGGCACTCGGGTAAAGATCCATGGGCGAGAGTTCAGGATCATTAACGACGATTCTGTTGAAGCGGTTGTTGAAGACCCCCGTGGCATTAGCCGAGCATAAGGAGCAATCATGGCCGATGAATTTAAATTTCCCGATGAGCAAGAAGTTAACAACAAGGAAACAGCCTCTGCGGAAGTAGAGATTGAAATTGTTGATGACACCCCAGCAGCGGACAAAAACCGCAAGCCAATGACGGAAGCCCCGGCAGATGTCACCGATGAAGAGCTAGAGCAATATAGCGACAGCGTTAAAAAGCGCATCCAGCACTTCACCAAGGGATATCACGAAGAGCGCAGAAACAAAGAAGCTGCGTTGCGAGAGCGGGAAGAGGCGGTAAACCTTGCTCAAAACCTTGTAGAAGAGAACAAACGTCTACAGGGTTCTTTGGGTCAGGGTCAAGCTGCTTTGCTCGATCAAGCCAAAAAAGTTATTAGCGCGGAGGTAGAAGATGCCAAGCGCCAATACAAGGCGGCTTATGAATCTGGCGACTCTGAAGCGTTGGTAAATGCACAAGATGCCTTAACAAATGCCAAGATTAAAGCTGATCGTGTAAACAATTTTAAATTACCCCCTTTACAAGAACCAAAAACTGCGGTACAAAGGCAACCAGAGCGTGTAAACGCACCAGCAACACCTTACGTTGATACCAAAGCAAGAGCGTGGCAGGACAAAAATCCTTGGTTTGGTTCGGACGATGAGATGACCGCTGTTGCGTTAACAGTACACAAAAAACTTGTTGAAAGTAACATTGACCCTACTAGCGACGAGTACTACGAGAAAATCAATTCCCGTGTACAACAGCTTTTTCCAGATGCGTTCACCTCGGAAAAACCTGTCAAAAAGTCAATGGTAGTGGCTTCTGCTACTAGAAGTACGGCACCGCGCAAAATCGTGCTAACTCAATCGCAAGTAAACATCGCCAAGCGGCTAGGCGTTCCACTGGAAGCCTATGCTAAGCAGGTTGCGGCAGATATAAGGAAACAGAATGGCTGATACCCGTACACCCCGAGAACTTGATACCCGTGCTGTTTTTGAGCGTCCTAAAAGTTGGATGCCTCCAGAAAAGCTTCCTAGCCCAAATCCTATTGGTGGATTTGATTTTAGGTGGGTTCGTGTTAGCACTTTGGGCACGGATGATCCCATGAACATTTCCGGTAAGCTCCGCGAAGGTTGGGAGCCTGTCAAGGCCGCAGATCATCCAGAACTTGGCATCATGGCTAGCGCTCGTGGGCGTTACCCGGACAGTGTTGAGGTCGGTGGACTCATGCTTTGCAAAATCCCCAAGGAATTCATGGAGCAGCGCACTGCGTACTACCAGCAGCAAGCTGATACCCAGATGAATTCGATTGACAATAATTTCATGCGCGAAAACGATCCTCGTATGCCGCTCTTCAAAGAGCGAAGCAGCAAGGTAAGTTTTGGCAAAGGTACTTAATTTAAAGGAGTCCTTAAATGGCTTACCCTACGATTGACGCCCCCTACGGGCTAAAGCCGATCAACTTGATCGGTGGTCAGGTGTTTGCGGGTTCAACCCGTGAAGTGCCTATTCAGTATGGCGATGCGACAAGCATCTTCTACGGTGACTTTGTAAAACTTGTTCAAGGCAATGCTACTCGCGCTGCTGTTACTACCAGTGGTACAGGTCTGGGTCTGGTCGGGGTCTTCCTCGGCTGCTCGTTCACGAACCCGCTGACAAAACAGAAGCAGTTCCAGCAGTATTGGCCCGGTGGCACTCTGTCTGGTGACGCAGTTGCTATTGTTTGCGATGACCCGGATACGGTCTTCAAAGCGGCAGTTGTGTCTGGCACGACCGTTATGGCTTCTGGTAGCTATGCCATGATTGGGCAGAACTACTCGATGGTTAACGGTACAGGCAGCACTGCCACCGGCAACTCAGCCAATGCGCTGTTGTACTCGGCCACCCTTACCACGGCTGCTTTCCCGGTTCGTGTTGTTGGCGTGAACCCTGACACTGGTGTGCCTATCTCGGCTACGGGCTCGTCTTCGTCTACGACTATCAC